TCCCTGAATATAAATATTGTACCGAGCCACTTCCCTAACAAAAAGTAAGTAACCGATCGCCGGGTGGTCGTCGCGTTAGTGTATCGTCAAGGCGTGGCACGCCGTGAGACGCTCAAAATCGACGCGTGATCGCGTTTAGGGTGGCGGGGCGGGTATCTGTTTCGGGGTGACGTTGCAGGGGCTTTAAACGGCTTTAAAATAAGTTTTAAAAAGTTGTTGACAATGTAAACTAACTTTGATATACTTATTACATAAGGCAAAGGGGTAATGGTAAAACGTTACTTACAAAAGTCTTTAAAATAAGTTTTAAAAAGTTGTTGACAATGTAAACTAACTTTGATATACTTATTACATAAGGCAAAGGGGTAATGGTAAAACGTCACTTACAAAAGTCTTTAAAATAAGTTTTAAAAAGTTGTTGACAATGTAAACTAACTTTGATATACTTATTACATAAGGCAAAGGGGTAATGGTAAAACGTTACTTACAAAAGTCTTTAAAATAAGTTTTAAAAAGTTGTTGACAATGTAAACTAACTTTGATATACTTATTACATAAGGTCAAGGGATATAGCTTGGCACTATGAAAACTTAGTTCTTTGAAAACTAAATAAGCCGCGTTTATTATAAGCGCTTCAGTACACCATATTAGACCGCTTTATACGGCCCTTTGAGTGAGACCACGGGACGGGGTGACAGACCGTCGCAAGGCTACAAGATAAGGATAACTGTATATTGAACTCTAATGTACCTGAGCGCTTCGGTAGATGAGGCGGGGTGCGCGGTGATCACCGTGTTCCTTGGGCAACTATAAATGCTTATGAAGAAGTAAGCTATTCAGTTTGTATGAAGCGCTTCGGCGCTTTGGACGCTTAACGGCGTTCACTGAACATGTATCGTAATGAAAGCTTAGAAAGAATTAGGTGGATATTATGAACAAAACATTTAATAACGCTTCGGTACGTGTTCAGTGAAAGCCGTTAATCGGCAAACTAAAAGAATTTATGAGGAAATTATCATGGAAAACATTAAGACATTAGAAGAGCTTTTCACTTACGTTCGAGACAATGGTGACGTTGTTGGGTTGGCTTTAGAGTTGACTGGTTTTGAGTACGTTGATAAGTTTGATATTGATGAAATGTATACTGTTTCTCAACTAATCGAGGACCAATCAAATATTATTGACGCTTTGCGAAAAGCAGAAGGATATGAAGACGGTCAAGTTTGGTCAACCGGTTCAGTGTATTATTACAATTACTGGGAAGGCGGGTCATTAGAAGAAATGGAAGAGGAAGCATGGGATTGGATTGTTTCAGACTATGATATTGATACAATCAAGGAAAAGTATTCAGAACTATTTTAGTATCGGGTTTTGAGGCTATCAGCGCTTTGCTGGTGGTTTTGCAACTGATGTTAAATCAGTAAATACAAACAAACTGAGGTATGGAAATATGAATATGATTATGGCATTTAGCGTTGCGAACAATGAGCTTAACAAGTTGAGCGAAAAGCAATTAGTTAAGAAGGTACGCGCTATCTCAGAGATCGCCGGAGGGGTCACTGTAACTGAACATTTGGGAGGTTATAAGCGTGACGACAATGGGGAAATTGATGTAGAATATTCTTATGAATTTGAGACATTCTCAGATGATAAGGTGGTTAATGAAAAGTTGACTAGTTTGTATCACGATTGGGGGGGTTTTGAATAATCAAGAGAGTATCATTATTGACGGGGAGTTTATTGACACAACGGGAGAAATGACGTGGTAGGATTTTTGATTATTGCGTCATTTTTGACAGCATTGTGGCTACTTGGAATGCTGGTATTTGACCTAATAGAATTTATTTTCAACAAATTTATTTAGTATCGGGTTTTGAGGCTATCAACTTAGTTGGTGGCTTTGCAACTGATGTTAAATCAGTAAAATACAAATTGAGGTGGAAATTATGGTTATTGTAGGATATACATCATGGCAGATTAAGGACATGGAGTTTTTTACAATTGGGGACGCAATTCGTCATATTGAGGCAGAAGGCGGTAAGAACATTCCAGGAACTAACCAGTGGGAATATCCCCACGGAATTAGGGCTTACTTGAAAAAGTATTAAGAAAACTTAACGGGTAACACCCGTTGCATAGAGCTGTTAAACGTGGTTTAATAGTTGTATGGAGCGAATGTTCCAACGAACGCAAGTGAGCGTTTAAATATTTTACTCGGCACGGGTTATCCCGTGTCTCAATACAAATTGGGGTGGAAATTATGAATAAAAGAGCATATTTGAGCATGTTTAATTGGACTGACGAACAGTCAGAGGGTTTTGATGAAGAAAACATTCAAGACGCACCGATTGAGGGTGACAGTATTGAATTTGACTTAACGCCCAAGCAAATGCGTGACTTATTCTTACGATTGAAGGAGTCGCTCGAAGTAGGTGAAAACGTAACTTTGCGAGTAGAGTTAGGTGAATAAACATAAAATAGTTCGGAACGCTATGTTCCGGCTTTGCATAAGGCTTAGCATACCGTTCAAAGGTTTTCAGCGAAAGTTGGAGATTTATGGTAAGCCTTATGGAGAGGAATCTCTAAAATACAAACGAGAGGAAATGCAATGAGAGTTAAAGGCTTTAATAATTATGAATTAGACCCGATCAACGGGACTTGTTATAACACAAGAACAAAACGATTTGTGGGAAATATAGACAAACGCGACGGATACGTATCTGTAACTCTATTCGAGGATAATCGGAAAAGGACCGTTAAGTTGCATACTTTAATGGCGGAGCATTTTATACCTAACCAAAAGTTCAAAAGGACTGTTCACCATATAAATCATGTCAGAACAGATAACCGTGTTTCTAACTTAACGTGGGCAACCGACTCAGAGCAACATGATAAAGAGTGGTTGTTAAAGACTTCAAAATCAATTAGAGTATTCAATGACACATTCTCTAAAGAATTTATGAGTATTCGTGAAGCAAGCAGAGAGCTTGGTCTTAACCCTTCCGGGCTGAGAATGGTGTTAAAAGGGAAGTATAAACACACAGGCGGTTATAGAGCAACCCTAGTTGACAAAGAAAACAAACTAAGATAATATAGTTCTTGTAGACGAGATGTCTACTGTTCTATAAAGTAATTCAGGGGTTATCACTTGGGTCCGCCATTCACCCTTGCCTGAATTACTTTATAGAGCATGAATTGATAACGATTTGGAACACTGTTCCAGTTATCAAGGAGCTCAATATTTTTATAAGCGAAAACTTAGGAGGATATAACATGGGAGCACGTAAAAATGAACCATTCAAGGTTAATGCACCTGGACCATACGAACCAACACCTGCATACATTGGTTTGGTCAACGAATTGACGGCGCATGGATTCAACTTAATTAACATTGCACACTGGGCGGGGGTTTCTAAAGCAACCGTTAGCAACTGGGGTGTAGGCCGTCGTCCAGGGGCGAAGTTTGAGGAGTTTTTGGATAATCCGGCCAACCGTATGCAACTAAATTTGGCGCTTGCCACTGTTGCAGGCGGTGTTTCAACGGCAAAGGAAGAGACAAAGAAGTTGAATGAGTTTTACTCAGGAAAGGAAGCATAATGAAGTTAAAAGGTGTATTGATAGGTGCTGGAGTGATTACACTGACGTGTGGTGGCGCGTTGTACGCGGTCAATGCACCGTCTGATTTAATCGAAGGACCTGCTGACACGAGTATGCGAGTGTCGTCTAGCAGTAACGAAGTTCGTCACGGGGTATCCCGTGACTCAAAGGAGGTAATGCATGTTTCTAAGTCGGCTAAGTCAAGCTCAGACAAGCACAATTCAAGCAGTCATTCAGCACGAGGCGCAAGCCGAAACGTTGCTGGAGAAAATATCGAAGACGACTACTCGTCTTCTCAAGCAATACAAGAAGAAGCAAAAGAAGGAGGAGCCAACATGGACCAAGGTAATGAGCAGGTCAGAATGGCAGGAAGCTATGGACAGGACAGCGAACCAAGTGTATCAGAACCAGTTGGAACTGACGAACCAGCAGTTGGAGGAACAGAACCAGCTGGGGATACAAGCACGAGCGTCGCTGGTGACGTGGAACAAGGCACTCCATACCAACGTGGAGTTGACCCGTACACAGATCCAGAGGAACAAGCGAAGCTAAAGGCATTGCAAGAGAGCGTCATGGCTGAGCAATCCAGTTACTTGGCAAGTTCTGAGGCAGAGGCGCAGTCACAGCATAGCGCAGAGCAGGAGGCAATGCGTAAGTACAAATCAGAACACCCTGAATTGTTTGGTAATGGGCAATGAAACGTAGCAAGGTAGCGGGTCGAAGTCGGATAGCCGGCTTCTCACCAGAGCAATTTGGAATAGGAGAGTAGGAAGTTTGAAACCATAGGTTTCATTGACAAAGGAGGCTTGACATGACGATTGAATTGTTGCAGAATGGTTTATGCAAAGTTCAGGGCGTGGTTATGACGCTTGAACAAGCAAAGACACTGTACCCTTGGTATTTTTGAATTGAAACAGGTTAGAAAGCACCGCTTTCTGGTTTCAAGAGCAAATGTATCATACAAACGAAAGGATTTTATAATGGCAGATACTGCATATCGAGTACACAACGAGAAGGAAGCAGAAGAGGTATTAGTTTTACTGGAGGAGTTGTACGGAAATGATATTTATTCACAAGGAAGCGGACGGGATAAGCTATTGGCCAAGCTTCAACAAAATTACTGGTCGGACGGTTTCATTTTCCCTCCCTATACATTAGGTAAGGGAAACCAGGTGACGTATTCAAGCAAAGAATTTGGTAGAGAGTTCGGTAAGGGTAGAGCAATTGAAGATTTGAAAGCTGACGTTTCGTTACAAAAGACCTCAACAGGTTTTGATCCAGTCCACGAACCCGCCCACTATCATTTAGATGATAAGGGAACAGAGCTAAAAGATTTAATGCCAGCCTTACTATTTAAGTTCAAGGGAGTCGAGGCGGGTTACGTATTTAATATGATTAAGTATGCGGTGCGCCAGAAGGATAATCGTATTCAAGACCTTGAAAAGGTTATCGAGTATGCGCAAATGGCTATTGATGAATTGAAATCACAAAAGGAGGACAAGTAACATGAAGATTACTAACATTCTGTCAAACTTTACTGGGTGGGTCTTGGTTGAAAACGATAACGGTTGGAGGGTAAGCGGGCCAGGAGATCACACGGGCCACGCAGTCATTGAGAAGCACTTAGACCCAAAGCAGAGGTATTGGTGGCTTCCTCAAACAAAGAAGGGTGAGACGCCAGCCGTTGTAGAGGTCACACTTGATCAAGCTATGGAATTAGTTGAGCATGGGTATAAGTTTGAAGTTGTGGAGTATAACACGGTAAAAATTACTAACATCAAGATTGCCAACACAACATTTGTCGAGGCACGCAATGGGTGGAAGCCAGATACAAGCAAAGGTGGCAGCTCGCGTGTTTGGATAGTTGAGAAGTTCTTAGACCGCAAGAAGAGTTATCATAACGTGGAAATGGTACTCCCTGACAACACACTAGCCGTCGCAGAACTCAAATTAGAGGACGCGATTGTGTTGAAGTCGAAAGGCTACACATTTGATATTGTCAAGGAGGACGAAGAGATGAACGAAACAGAGGGACCAAAGTTTTACGCATTGCAAGGTAAGTATGGATTGGTGTTTGCATTGCCAAGTGGTTTTCAACACGGATTTGAAGCAGGTGAAGCAACGACAAGGAACATCAAAGCCGGTATTGGCTACATTATCTTCGCTAGTTTGGAAGGCGCGCGACGGATTGCTGGCTTCTCACGCAAGACGGACGATTTTGATAAGTTGCAAGTTGTTGAGGTTGATCCAATTGCGAATAAGGTTATCAAGGTAGTCGAAGAACCCAAGCAAACCAAGTGGCGGATTTCCTGGTCAGGTGGAGAGTCAACACCTAAGTGGTTTAAGGGAAATGCGCTTGGCGATTGGTCACTGGTAACTTCTAAGTCAGAAGCCCGTGAATTTGATACTTTGAAAAATGCTGAGCGTGTTGTAAAGATCCTTGGTTTGACTGGATTGTATGTAACGGAGGACAAGTAACATGAAACTAAAAATTGTTGATATTCTCACTAATCCAAATTCGATAGAAACGAACGAAGGCCCATTAGGCTATGGACCTTGGGAAGAGGTTAAGGTAGTCGTTGGCAATGTCCGCACAGGCCAAGCTGTGACAATTTCAAATACAGAGTACGAGGCGTGGTATGCACCAGTAGAAGTGTGGCAAACTTCCGATTGGCTTAAGTTCACTGAGTGGTTGGAGGATCAAGAGCTTGAAGGGAGCACGGATATGGGTCGCTTGTTTATTCAAGCTATCGAGACGTTCAATACGTTGCAGAACAAGGGGAAAGATAATGACTAATGAACGAGAGTGGCTTCAAAACAACTTAAAGCCGACTGCCTTAGTAGACGTACTTGTGAGTGATATGGAAAATTTGTTTAACTTTTCGACCGGTGAGTTTGACAAAGAGCAATTCCAGGCGTTAATGGCATGGGAAGAGGCGGACAATATGGCAATGTATGACGAAGCAAACGCCGACGGAAAAGCGGATATTGTAGCACAGGTTGGGAGGATCAACCCGAATATTATTGAAGGCCTAAAAGAAATCATCAAGGAGGCAGGCGTTTAATGCTATGCGATAATTGTGGAGCATACATGCTGTTGCTAGGGGACCGTCGGTTCGTTACTTGCACGGAGTGCGGGGCGGTTCTCGATACCAGGAAGCCTGAAACCAAGTAAGGTTTCAGTTACGAAGGAGGCTTGACAGCCTTCTTTTTGTTTTGTATGATAGGACTATCAACGAGCGATAGCAAGCGTTGAAGGAATATTACTCGGCACGGGGTGGCCCGTGTCTAAATAAAGGAGGCGGCTTATGAAGCTATCAGAACTAATTAACAAGGCGCATGAGGCAATGGACCGTTACGGTGACGTTGACGTGTGGATTGAACCAGAGGAAGATATTGAACCAGCTAGTGAGGTAGTAGTTCTTTCGAGCGGTTATGGTGAGGCATATAATCCTTGCTTTATCGTGCGAGGTGATTACTAATGGCGTCTTTATCGATTTTAGCATTTACACTGTTTATGATTTATTTGCTCGTCCTGGATATTTGCATGGGACGTTCGGGAGACAAGTTGCCTCACCCCCTTTGGAACCTATCACTCAACTTAGTTATTGCAATCATTTGGACTTGGATTTTTATCAGTTGGATAGACTAACCAAACAAAAGTTCAAATATTTTGCAGATATTACTAAGAGGAGGGTTTTAAATTATGCACAAGGGATTTTATACAATCCTTGATCCGCACGGCAAAGACATTGGTCTACGCTTGTATGATGAGCAGGACGCAAGCGGGGTTATCCGCTTTTATCGCAACACAGATCAAGGCTACACGGTTCGTCAAGCCTTTGGTTTTAAATCCGTTGCACCTGGCAGGGCACCTCTTGCCTCAGCTCTTGTAGACGAGGGCGAGGTAGCAAGGGGGCGTGCTATCATTGATTTTGTTTATAAGGAACTGCCAAAGAACTCATGGTACTGGACTATGAATGGCGCGGGCGTTCGCACGTCAATGCCGACTCAGAAGATTGATGAGGTGATCGACACGTACATGCACCACTCCCAGCGAAACATAGGCGAGGTAATTATTGTCGTTGTTGATTGGAAGCTAATGCCAGAGCTGGGGAAGTTCGGAACCGAGTCAGGTTCCGTTGTAGAAGGATCAAGTAAAGAAGGAGACTAAGGAATGTTTGGAATGTTTGAAAAGAAAGACCTAGACACATTAGAGGGATTATATCACAAACTGTACGAGTTGCAAGGTAAGATTGCACGCTTGAAGTTTGCACTGTTAAACGCAATGCAACTTGGTATCAGCAAGGACCAGCGTGACTTAATGACACCGCAAATTGAGGCAATGGTTGGCTACGCCAATGTGTTAATCGATCGGATCACTGATTTAGAAGAGATTTTGGATAATAACTTTTAGCCAACAGGCCCTCTTGACAGAGGGTCTTTTTTGCGTTATGATGATTACATAATCAAGAAAGGAATGGCAAAGGAGCAGCAAGTATGCCGTTCACAAATTTGCCAGCAAAATTTTATGTCATTGAATTACGAGATTACACAAGCGAAGATTAACGTGATGAACGCTCTCTTGGAGAACAAGGCAAAGAATGAGTTTGAAGTGTGGGTGCAATCAGTTGAGACTCCCGACGGTTTGACATCATGGCTTGCAATGTTGTTTGTATCGCCTGAACTTGCGCCATTGACAAACGTTATTGAATACTTGCCAAAGGAAACGAAGGCGATTAACCTACGGAACCTTGACGGATCAGCTAACTATCATCTCTTCTTCAAGATCACGTCGCACAAGCAAGACCGATTAGGAGCAGTTATTACGTATGCTGAAAAGAAACTCCCTGAGTTAATCGTCCAACTTCGAGAGGAGATTGATGAAGCAGAGCGAGAGGAGGCAGAGCATGGCGAACTTCATACACCTTCGGAGTAAACTAAAAGGAACAATTGTCGACTACCTACACGAAGTCAAAGGGCTCATTGTACTTGACCCTATCGAGGACGTGTTGGATTTGCCACTTCTACGTGCTCTTGACCTGGAAGGTGGTACGGTTTATATCCGTACCTCTGACTTAAAAGAAGTTGAGCGTGGATTCGCTACACCCCTCATGGATCAGTGGCGTCAAAAGAATTACATATATTTCAAGTCAAGTGTGAGTCAACTAGTCAACCGATATTCTTATAACGCATAATAAAAGAGCCCTCATTGCGAGGGCTCTTATTTTGCCTATTTGAAAACTTACCTGGTCAATGGTCGAGGCGGGTTAGTGTTGCGTTTTTCGCTAAGGAGTTTTTCACTCCATTCGTTCCTCATAGTTTAGTCTTCTTTTCGTCAAGATATTGCGTGACTTGCTCAGGGATTGGAACACCTAATGCAGTCAAGTTCTCAATGACAGAACCCGCGTTAGCGATAATCGAGGTCACTGCGAACAGGTTCCATAGCCATGATACGTCAACAAGGGCTAAGAACGGATAACCGATCACAAGGATCGTCAGAGTGTTTACTCGCTTCAACCAGCCACGCGAGTCAATGGTTGAGTTGTAAGACTTAGAAACAAGCGCCTTAGAGTAGCCACTGATAATGTCAATAAACATGATTGCAACGAGCCCCAGGAACGCCGGGTTATCATGCAAGTCGTTGATTGTGTTAAACATTTGTTGCACTATTTTCTCTCCTTTCTAAAGATTTAATTGCGAACTCATGGTGAGGTGCAAGGTGCCCCGATAAATATTTTCAGGGGCATGTGTCCCGATTACGGGCTCTGTAAAAATAACGTCTCCGTCGTTTTGAATAGACACTTCCGCCACAACCCCACCGTTGTCACGAGATTGAATAAGCTGGAATTGTGTACCTGCGTAAGGTTGGTACCCCTCCGGTAACGTGGCGACCGTAACTTGGGTACCTGTAACTTGAAAATCAGCGAAGCTAAGCTCTACCGTTTCATTAAATCGCCGATATTGAACTTTACCTTTAGCTCCATTTGACAGCGGTAGTTCCTTCCACCCTTCGTAGGTTTGAAGGTTTTGCTTGTTGTCGTGCACTACGCCCGTGAAGTCTGGGTTCACTTGAACAAAGCGGGTATATTCAATATTTTGGGCATTGTGTTGATAGCGCAACCAGAATGCACGGTTGTTCACGTTTTGAATTTGAACAAAATAACCCGACGACATTGTAGTTCCGTCAAAATCATTCATGATCACAGTGCTCGTACTAAAGTTTACCTCCTCTTGGCCTGCGTCCCGCATATACTTAACCAATTCCATAAGATTAGAAATATCCGCACCAGTAAACGCGTTATATAATTTATTATCTCGGTTTCTAGGCATGTAAGCCGACGCAAACCCTGTTTTATTAAGGTAAGTCATATTGCCTGTTGTTTGTTCTCCTCGAATATCACGGCGTTTTGATTGGAACTCAATAACAGCAATCCCAGGATTTTCGGCGCTGTCGCCAAGGGGGTTGAATATAACAATCGAGTGAACGCGATTTTTGTAGACGACCCCTCCCTCTAATTCAATTCGAGGGACAGTGTGTCCTTTTGAGACGAAATAATTATACATGACTTCTGGCGAAAATGTGTAATCAGCTGACAGTTCCCCATTTGCCCCATTGAAAACCGCCCCAAAGGCATGATAATCGGTGACAGGCGACCCAGCTCGCCACAGTCCGCCCCCAAGGTGAATAATGTTGCTATCCTTAACAACCAATGCTTGTGGGTGGAAGGCAAGTTGCTTTGTCTCGTAGTCAGTTCCAGTCATACCGATTGCGGTTTTACTTTGGCGATAATAACCCGTCTTTTTTGTAAAATCTGTGTTGTATGACACTAATGTCGTGTGATCCCAATCTGACCCTCGGGGAATCATGTTTTGTTGAACGAGCCATGAGTCTCCATAGTGAGTGAATTCCGAAGCTATATGACTTTGTGAATACTCAAAATCAACCGGGATTTCAACTGGCCCTGCGCCCGCGTTAGGCATGTCTGTAATATCAAAACGGCCTAAGTTGTATTGTTCTTGGTTGACCTTAGAATATAGATAGCGTTTCCCATTGATAACCTCAACGTACAGTCCGTTCGTGCCCCCGAAACCAGCCCAAAATACGGAACGCAAAGACAAGTCGCTTTTGTTCCAAACAACGAACGTATTCAGGTTGCTTTTAACCTTCGACGCGTCGAACTCTCCAGGCATATACTGAATGTAGTAATAATCATCATCTTCAAAGAATGCGTTAGGGTAAATCCAAGGTTGTCCCATTTGTTTTGTAATGGAATCGATCCCTGGGAAGTTATTTGGCAAATATGCAAGAACTCCAATATCTCGCCAATCACTGCCTTGATTTGCAAGGTTATCAGAAACCCAGTCTTTTACGGCCTCAGTAATCGTCTCGATCATACTTGGGGTTTGCTTTTTAAACTCCTCAGTGACTTTTTCAGAAATGGCCGTATCCAACCAAGCGATTACATCGTCTAAGCGTTTGTCTAAAGCGCCCACTTCTTCAACTAAGGTAACGACAATCCCCCTTAAATTCGCAACTAATTCCTCAAAGCTGTAACCGGCGTGAAAATAAATTCGGTTAATGTGCCGGGTAGTATCGATCGCTTCAACTCGGTCATAAATTTGTGATAGCATTTCATTTGCGTGTTGCTCCTCGTGTGTCATGTGCTGTATACCGCAAAGATTTTATCTTTGCTTTTCTCCTTTTTTTTAAATATTTCCCATATCAGACATTCCTACATGGGCTCATTGTATACTTCATTGTAGCACATAAAAAGGAGAGGTTTCTCACCCCTCCTTTGTCATGACCTCTCTTACCCTTCTGAGCGCGTTTTGTCTAATTGCGTTAGCTTTTAGCCGTCTCTCCTCTAAAGCGCTCAGAGAACTAAAGGGAGGGCCTCCTCCTTGAACCATTTGGCAATAAAAGTATCAAAATCCGACTCAGTAATCACTCCCCAGTATTCATTGTCAGTTAAAATTAACTGTTCACCCTTCGCCTCGATCTTCGCCATGAGCTTGCTCATCTTGAAAACTAGGAAGGTGTGCGGAGCGTCGTCACTTATCACAATCATGTTGTGGGTTTCGAGGAGTTTGTGGTTTAGAACGTGTATCGTCTTAGGCACTGCACGGTAAGGGGCGGAGGTCTTATTCTTCCCATTGTATCTTGTGTCGTACATTAAATTCATCAGGCGCTAAATAATGCGTTTATTTTGCGTCGCTTCCTTTCTTTACTATAATTAAGCCTTTGCGCCCCCATAAAAAGCACTTTCAATTTGTGCTTGGGTTTGAGTTGGGTATAACGTCTCGACCACAGGCGACGTTGCAAGGCTTGTGCTTGTAAGGTATGTCGGCATACCAAAACGTAAGTATTTTCCCACGCTTCCGGCATGCGCAATGAACCTTACACGAATAGCTGGGTTCCCGTTTGCGTCGTTACCAGCGCGTTGTGAAAATACACCCGCGTCAAATTGGTTAGTTTCCACGGAAATAGCATACCACAAGTTACCAGGCATTTCACGCGGAATAGTTCCAGAGTCAACGATAATTGAAAGTTGTGCTACCGCTGAATTTACGGGAATTTCTTTTGTTATATTAACTGCACTACTTGAGAGGTCACACAGAACCAAGTTACCATTCTGCCAGTATTTTACAGTCCCCTTATTGGTTGGATTTGTAAATTCCGACTCAATGTGCCCGGTTGCAACTAGCTTCCATGAGTTATCTGTTTCGGAAATATCCCGCCAAGCTGACCAAACAGCCGGATCACCACCCAGCGTTCTAATAAAAACGCGGTTATTAGTGTCCATTAGACGTTGGATAGTTGTATTTGGGTTGATCTTCTCAACTTCTAATGAGGCGTAGGTACTAGCGCCACTAGGGTAGTTCACAAGGTTTTTAGCGCCATTGATAGTGTACTTATAAATGTCTGTGTAGCCATTTAGGTCATACCCGTCTAGGATTTGCCCTCGTTTATTGGGATCCCCCTCAGCGCCTGTATCACCTTTGTCACCCTTTTCTCCTTGCGGTCCTTTGATGTTTCCAAGTACGCCTCCAACTCCAAAGCTGCCACCACCTCCACCGTCACCAGCGTTCAGAGCATTAACCTGAAAAACGTCACCGGATGAAGTGATAATAGTATCACCAACTTTGGGAGGATTATCAACGGACACCACTGGATTTAAATCAGACCACCAATGATCTGAACTATTTGCTTCATAATACTCGGCACTACTTTTAAAAATCTGCTTGCCACGTTCACCTTGAGGACCAGTATCACCTTTATCACCCTTGGGACCTTGAGGACCAGTATCACCTTTATCACCCTTGGGACCTTGAGGACCAGTATCACCTTTATCACCCTTGGAACCTTGTGGACCAGTGTCACCCTTCGGGCCTTGTGGTCCCCCAGCGGGTCCTGGGTCTCCCTTAGGCCCTTGCTTACCGTCTGACCCGATTGGCCCTTGTGGACCTGCTGGGCCCATTGGTCCTTGTTCACCGCGGGGTCCTTGTGGTCCTATTGGTCCTTGTGGCCCTGGGGTCCCACCGCCCCAGTTATAATCATTATTGTTGTGATCTCTAAATTGGTCGAATATAACGTCCATTGAATTATTTGCGGTTTGGAAGCACTACTTCCAGTAAATAAGAGGTATTTACACCGCTCTCCTTTCTAGTAAATGTATCTACCATATTCATTTCCCCTTTCTTGCCAGCCTCGAATGTCTCCACCGGCCATTGCGTCTAGGCTTCCGCCGTATACCCACATGAAGTAACCAGCTTGCTCAATATCATCAAAGATAGATAGGTATTGATCATAGTTGCTTTCACGCCATTCTGCGACGATGTCAAAAACGTCGGCATTGCGTCCGCGGGTGCGAGAAGCATTCTCATTGTTGCTCTTCGTATTTGAATTAGCCTTACCTGTCCCGTCGGATTGCGCGTCAGAGTGTGTCGCACTGTCCGCTTTTCCGTCAGCCGTGCTCTTACCGTCTTGCACTTGTACGTTTGACGCGTAATCAAGATTGTCGATATTGAGGTCAAGCTCATTTTGAGGAGTGTCCGCGAACGCTTGACGATTGCGTGTCGTTCCGTCGTCGTGTGACGTTGAATTAGTATTTGAGTCTGTAACCGTGTGGTTATGGTCTTCGCTGTCTGACCTTGTGTCACTTTCACTGTTACCATTTGAAAGGGTTGTCATGTCATTAGTCATGAATAAGTCATTGTTAGTGCCTTCCATTAACTTAATGTAACGAGACATGAAACGACGGAACCATGACCCTAACTGGTCTTCAAAATATAAAACAGTTTCGTAGCCGATTGCGTGATTATAGAAGTAAATCAGGAATTCTTTTTTAAAATCGATTAACGTTTGCTTGTTGACGTCAGGGTCGTCAGATATTTGCCACTCGCGCCCTTCCCAGTGAAGCTCTTTAAAAAATTGCTCATAGGTCTTATCAACCACCTCCCAAGGCAAAGGTCCACCAAAGTTTGGGGCACCGCCTGGATAAATAGAAGTGAGATAATCCTTTAAGGAAACCGGTTGCATTGCCACCGGTCGTATTGTGCTAAGTTCATACATTACATTTCTCCTCCTTGTACAGAGTCAGGGGTTTGTTGTGCCCCCTCCTCAAAACTTTGATCCGTTTTTCCACTCGGCATAATCCCGCTCTCCACGGAGTCAAGAGACAGCCCTTGCAGGGATCTAATTGTTGCTTGGTTCCAGTCAACAGTCGCATTTCCGTCAAAACCAGCAACTTTACCCCCGAAACGGAGATTCAATAGCTCAATTGCCTCAAGCCGGGAGTCAAGATACACATTACCTGACGCATTGATAAGTTGATTGTTACCCTCTGCCTCAGCAGATACGAGTCGCTCTTTCTTGTCAACCCCAATATTGTTTATACCAAACATAGTTAGCATTTCTGATAACTTATTGTTGAACTCATCTTTTAGGCGAGGTAAGTAGTCCACTGGGATTTGCAAGTTTAGCACTTGAATGATTTGCTCAACGTCAATGTTCTCGTTTAATTGGATAACTTCCTCACCAGCGCGTATCGCATTCATCACCGCAATTTGTGATACCTGTCCTTTTTTAGTGGCAACCAAGTAAGGGGTGCGCATTTTAAGACGCACCGAACGGGCGAGGGAGGCAATGTTAGCAAGCTCCATAGCGAAGAACTCAACACGCCCCATGTCAGTTGCTGGTACGTTGTTCCATGTTTGCTTGTTGCGGAATGTCACAAACGTTCCCAACTCAGGGTGTGAGCGGGTAACTTCGTGAGGTTGGATTGCGAGTTTTGCCAGGTCAGCGTCGCCGAATTCATCAATCATATCAGGCGTAATCTCAACACCGTCCGTGACTTGGGTCTCCCCACCACTCCAGGCGTTTTCTGATACAGCAGATAGCGGGTCTCCGTATGGATTGTAACCAGCATTTTGGGCGGTTCCATAGACAACTAGTTCACCAGCCTTGTTAAGCCCAACTGAGGCAAACCCAGTGTAAGCGAGCAATTGTTCCAACCAGCGAGTATTTACCGTTGCGGGCAATCCGTTGTAAGCGAACATGTTGCTCTTAACGTCCATTAGCCATTCATATAGAATTTGTTGATACGTTGACTCCCATTCAACCGTATCTTGTCCGTACGAGTTACGCTCCGTTGTTGTCGTCTTTCGTCGTGAGGGCTTAGCGCGAGAACCGCTTACGGCTCCTGCTGTGTAAGGTTCAGAAGGACGCACGTTAGGTTGCGCGTCAGGTAAGTTCGCTCCGTGTTGAGTTGGCACAAGTTCTACTCCTTCCGTTTGCATTTTGTCAGCTTCGTTTGACGCAACGTGCGCGCCATAGGCAATGCCAAAATCCTTAGCAATGCCCATTTTTGTTAAATCTTTTTGGTCACGGGAGTCAGTGACTCCACGGGCCGTAGCAATATCTGTATTGTCATTGATAGCCATAATTTTGCTTGCAAAATTGTGAACAACGGGTACCCGTTGTTCCTATTCTACTTTTTCCTTTCTTCTATTTTATACCTCAGTATAACACAAAAAGACCCTGATTAGCCAGGGTCTTTAATGGGTGTGTATGGAAAATTAAAGCAAGTGAATGGAGAAAGTAACGTAAGTCACAGCCGTAACTCCTCCACAAAGCATATTATAGCACACCTTAATACGATTACACAACCCATGCAACAAAAAGAACCCTTACAATAAGCAGGGTTCTTAATAAACATCTATCAAAGAAGGTTACGGACGTAACTCCTTACAAGAAATATTATATCATACTTCGTCGTTGTCCTCAATACGGGTATACAAAGTGCTTGGGTTTGTGTCGTGCCAAATGGTTACACCATTGTTAAACATATCTTGGATAGCGTCTCGATCGTGGTTCGGGATTGCGCCAGTAACCACGATGTTTTGTGTCTTAATGTAGTTAAACCGTTTACGCCCTTTAATTAGATTGTTCAAATCCTCAGTTCCAAAGAACGTTCCCACGGTATACCCGAATTGTTCAAAGAACTGCTTAGCTTGACGTAACATGTCAGTGCTCTCTGTCACCAATGATACCGTCACGTACTTGTTGTGGTTCATGTAATCGAAGAACGGATTTCCTCCCGCGGAAGTCAAGCTCCAACCGGTTGCCTTAACGTCATTCAGCTTTGCTTGAATGCCCGCCATAGAAAGTTCGTAATTGTTGCTTGCAAGACGGTTTGACACGTCAACATTATTCGCATTGATGTCACGCTCTGCTTGCTGTGAGGTTCCTAAATTCCCCATTTCCGTATTCATGTTGTTCATGAATGCCTCGGATTGTGTCGTATACATGTTTCCTAAATCGCCTGTTAAACCGCGAGTGGCTTTGTTCAAGGCACTCTTTGCAGACTTCATAACGCCACTTTGCGCAAGCGTCAAGTTGTTATTATTTGCCCTTGCGGTATTTTGGCTTGCATTAAGCTGGGACATTTGTGAGCCTTGTCCAATTCCGAGGTTGCGGGTGGAATTTTGATTTTGCATTTCAACTGCGTTTTTAGTATTCAGTGCCTGATTACGGGCTTGCGTAATCTGATTCTGATTTGAAACTAAATAACTGGTGTAATTATCCGTAATAATAGGAACCGAGTTAGTGTCAGTATCAATAATCGCATTCTTTAACCGGAGTCCATTTTGAGCTCGAACGTCATATTTTGTTGGGCCAGATTGGGAAAAACCTAAACGATTGATGTAATACGCTGTTTTTTGCTGTAAACCAATTGAACCAAAACGCATGACGGTTAGAGCATGACTGTAATCAGCCCCTGAAAAAGGTAAGTCGTAGGCTGAGAATGAGTGATTGTTACCTTTTCCGTCTTCAAGTATAAGTGCCGAGTAGGGGTAAGTCAGTAATTTAGACTCCTTGCCGATAATATTACCCATTTCCTCATAAATCCAATTCCAAACATTAGTGTCAAGGGTTTTTGCCTGGACAGCTCCGGTTGGTACGTACTTAATATGGAGCAAAGCGTCCTTTTCAGACCCGCCTTGCACCATGTACTTGTCAAAGAATGGATTATCTCCTGCTAAAGTTCCTCCGGCATTCGCATATTGCTCCGTCCAGTCAAGCCCTAAGTTTTGGTTCTCAGCACCCATGAACTGGTTAATCCCCAGATAAGGCGTGGTGTACATCGACACGATTGCCTGACCTGACTTCATGAACTTGGGATCGGTCCCGATTAGTTGCATGAGTTTAGGCATGTAAGCCCCGCCAACATTCCAGAAGTCGGATTGTGAAGCAGGTTTATCCGCGCCTGATGTGAACCAAGGGTAAGTCCACCCGTTGCTTTGAAATGGCACCACGTAAATGCTAAATGGACTTGGAATACCAGCCATAGTTCCCATTGTGATTGCTGGGTCGCCTGACCCGTCAACCCCTTTCTGAGGAAGTGTGACAATCACCAACCATTGCACGTCTGCTGAATCGGTCTTGTTTGTTTCCCAGTCAACCGCGTCCATACGGCGTACGGCGGTGCGAGATGAAACACCCACAGGCTCTTCTGTGCCAAAATGTGTGACATCAGGTTCCTTGTTGCCAAAGTCTCTCCAGCGCCTTACATGAGCTCTTTCGACGTTAGCGCTAACTAGCTTAACCTTAAATTGGTTTGTTACCCAGGGGTCTTCCGACCAATCGATCATTGATACTTTGTCGTTTGCATAAATAGTTGCTTCGATAAATCCGTACCAGGTGTTGCGCACGGTTCCTTTGTCGTTTTTATTTACAACTTTTATGTAGTTGTACTGCCATAGGTCTTCAAAATTGCCTTCGTAACGAACTCGTTGCGACACACGCTGGTACGAAGACAATGGATAGGTCTTATTCTCGAATTGATTAAACCAGTTGTCGCGGTCAGCGGGCGTGTTCCATTGCAGTAGGTGCTTGTAATCATTGCGAATTGGCACATTCTTATACAATGTAATTTCTGACAATTGTCGTTCTGCCATTTGAATTTCTCCTTATTTTATAGTATGCTGTAAGTATATCACAGAAATGGAGGAAAATAATTTTGTCAGCATTTGATGATGAAAAAGGCAGAGCGCAGATAGTCGCAACCATGCTTGTAAGAGCGGGCTTTCACACCAACCCCATTAAAGCTATTTTGGCAAACGCTCACTGGGAGTCACGCGTTGACCCCACTGCTTGGGAAGTACCTGGAAATCCGTCGCGTGGAGTTGGCATTTGGCAATGGACTCCGGGAACGAAAGTACCTGGTTTGCTCGAGCATTCATACGGTTACGACCCTGATTACAATTATCAGTTTCAAGTTAATGCGCTTGTGAATAACGTGGCGGGCCAGTATTACACAGCTTACTATACTGAAACATGGGAGGAATTTAAAACCCTTGACAATGATCCTGGATATTTAACAATCGTCTTCATGAAAAATTTTGAACGCCCTAGAGACACACCTGATCGTTGGAACCAGCGTGAACCGTACGGTGTTTATGACGGAACTACTGGAGAAATGATTGAGGCGTTTAATCTTGATTATGGAGGCGGGGCCGGCGGAGGCGGTGGAGGTGGAGGTGGAACTCCTGTTCAGGTGTTCCGTTGGCCTTTCTCAACTCCTATGACGATTAACCAAGGACCCTGGGAGCCTGGTGGAGACCATAACGACGACAATGCTACCGATTGGGGGCCTGTTCCTGGTATGACAATCCAGAATATCCTTGCCCCCTATGACGGGTACTTGACAAATCCTGACCCAGGGTGGGAGTCTGGAAACGCATTGCTATTCCACAGTAAGTACAAAGTGATGTTTGCTGACGGATCAATTAGTTATGCAACCATTTTCCTAGTCCACGACGAAGCTCCTTTACCGACTGGAGAATACAAGCGAGGCGATGTTATCTATCACACCGGTTTAGCAGGATTTGCCACAGGACGCCACGTTCACATGGAAATATTCCGAAGTAATCAAAATCATGATGTATTCTTTTTTGGAACCAGACCAGAAAGCAATCAATTTGGTATTTTGTCAGGTGGTATGTATACAAATGCTGGTGACGGGCGTATTGATCCCGAGTTTAGTCGGAACACCATTCACTCAGGGATAGCAGGGCCGTATCGTTCCCGGCAATTTTGGATTGACGGGGGTGCAATGAGCCCCAGCAACGCGATTAACGCAACGGCAGAACAAAAGGCAAGCATATCTGACATTGGCTGGTCCGAAACACTCTTCGCAAATGATTTGAGAGTCACCAACTATAATGATACAAATGACCCTGGAGGGGGTGGTACGCCTACCCCAGTGGACCCCGATCCGCCACGTAAGATTACAGATGAATCAATATCCATTTTGAATGACATTTTCCACGGAGCACCTAACCCTCACCCTGAGTGGTGGGCGTAGCGCGCCACGAAACACAGCGGGATTTGTGTCGAGGAGGGTTATCCCTCCTCTCACCCCGAATGGTTTGGGAAGTAAACAAAGCGAGGAGGGCAAGTAGCTCTCCTTTTAATTTGGGCAAAAATAAAAAAGGAACCTAACTCGGTTCCTTTAAATCTTACCTATTTAATAATCCCTTTATCCTGGGCGTTAAACGTTCCTGCCTCGGTTCGGCCTGAGTCACCAGCTCCGCTTACCGCACTAGCCACTGATCCGAGACCACTTAACAGCTTTCCCGTTGCGCTTCCAGCACTCTTTACGCCCTTGCTCAGCGCCTTTCCTGCTCCAGCCCCTGCGAGAGCCTTCCCGGCGCCCAATGCTCCACCCGCAAGCATAGCTCCTCCAGTTATAGCCCCTGCGTCTTGAACATGCTTAGAAGCTGTGTCACCTTCGCTGGCTTGCTTGTTGATTTGCTCCGCGTTACGAGAATTGCGACCTCCGTCAGCAAGATCAGGATTTTTTCCTGCTTGTGACTTTTGTGAGTTGGCCCAATTTTGCATGAGTGCGGATTGCTTGTCCGCCCCGCCTGAGCGTTGCACCTCGGCACGCCCAATGTCTTGAACGGTCTGCAACGGGTGCGCAATTGCGTTTGTTGCGGTGTCAAAACCTGAGACAACTGCCTTTCCGGCTTGGTCAAAGAAACTTGCCATGTTTGTTCTCCTTTCTAATAGGAACAAAATAGTGTTCTACTATTTAACTCCAATACCTTTGTTCATAAATGCAGCGAACTTCTTTGCGTCTACAACCTTTAGTGACTTGATATAAAAGGTATTGTCAGTTCCGAAGTCGATAGCAAGCCCGTTCCAGTTCTTGTTGAAACCTTGAACAATCTTACCGTCTCCGCCGGCCCAATAAACTTTCCCCCACGATTCAATGAATTGCGAGGTGAGCAGCTTACCGTCACGGAAGGCCCAATATGCACCCATGTGAGCGATAACCGCGTTTGCCTTCTTTGTGTACTTCTTATCTGTATACCAAACCCCCTTGCTTTGGAACACTGTTTCTTTGTTTGTAATTGCCATTGAATTATCCAATCCTTTCTTAATATCCGAGATTAACTTGTCGTACCCTACGCCCCACTTCTCTAGGAAGGCAATAGGGTCAACGTGATCCGAGCCGTGCCCCGTTCGTGAGGCATAGTTGTGTGTCTTAATTCCTGGAACGGAAGCTGTGTCAAGATCATATACGTGCTGTCCCGTTTCGTCTTGAAGCTGACGAGCAAGCGTGATATAAACGCTGTAGGCTTCATTAAATTGCGCTTGAGTTTTGATTGAACCTTCAACAAATTCAATTGAAGCATAACCTTCCCAGTTCCAATCTCCACCTAAATCGTAACCGCCTCCGTTGCTTTGAGCGACTTGCCATGCCTCGGCATGACCCGTTTCGTGATTGAACCCAACAAGGTGTGTGTAATAAGCGTCACCCCAGTGCGAGGCTAGGTAGTCACGTTCGTTTTGCATAGTTGAGTTTGGATTTCCTGTCGAATGCAAATGAACTTGCGTGAATGGGGGGACTGCCAAACCGTTATCTACGGCCGGGCGTCCTGGAACGACAATTTGATTGATTACTTGAACCATTTAATCTATTTCCTTTCTGTTTAAAAGATAACAAAAACAACGGGTGGCCGTTGTTTAACGATAAATACGGTATGAACCCAGTCCTGGGTTTACCATTGAATTACGTACCTTGGCTTGTGAGGCGTTTGCCTTTTGTGGGGAAGGCGTGCGAACGGGTGCTGGAGCAGTCAGTTGTGGACGAGATGAACCGGATTGCTTGATTGAGCCACCGGCTGTTACTGAGTCATGACCCTTAGCTACTGGTTTAGGGGCTGGAGCTTCGATAGCATTTTTAACCGAGCCTTCGATAGCCTTTTGTGCGTCGGTTGAAGTCGTTGGCTTTGATACGTCAGTGAATGAACCCTCAATAACTGATTGCTTTGGAGCTGACGACTTTTGTGCCTCTTCCTTTGGTGCTTCCAACTTTGGAGCTTCCTCTGGTTCAGCCTTTGGTTCGTCATGAGTTAAATCAGTTGACTCTTCTGGCTTGATCCCGCCACCTTCAATGCCTCCGTCAGTGGGGGTATTCTTGAAGGTGTCAACGGCTCGGGTTGCTACTTTATCAATAGCCTTGTTTGCTACTTGACCAACGGCGTCATTTTGCAAATCAAATGTTGCAAGTGGCTTTGCTAAGTCGAGCGCACCCCCAACTACCTTTGACAATCCTGTTTCTTGTTTCTCTGCCATTTTGTATGGCCTCCTTTATTTAGTATAGCCCTAGTATAACACAAAAGAGGATAGACTTAACTATCCTCTTTCACAAGTTCATCCCTGAAAGGACCTATTCTGATACTGTTTTAAATTCTTAATGCCCTTCCCTGTATTTACAGGGTGATCGGGGGAACTTGTTGAATGCTTACCTAGAACCTTTGCACTGGCACTCCCTGATGAACTCTTTCCTGAACGCTGTGAGGCTTTCCCTAGCGAAACCGCTGATTGATGAATACTGTGAGAGGCTTCCTCGCTCTCTCGAATTTCTTTCTTCTTGGTCTTCTCTTCTTTTCGTTTTGCCTCTTTATGCTTCTCTTCCTTAGACTTCTGGGACTCTTCCTTGCGACGTTCCTTTATTTTCTCATTTTTATGCTTTGTCGCTTCCTTCCGGTCCTCCATAAATTCAGTTTGGCGTGCCTTCTTTGACGCTTTTTTCGTCTCTCTGACCGGTTGGTCCTCTTCGTGAATTTTCTGTCCCAAAGTCGTCTTAACTGATTTTGTATCAGGGTTCGGAGTCGCTTCTGGGTGATGAACCAAGTGCTTCTTTTGGTTCGCTGACTCAAATAAATTCTTTAGTAAATCCATTTGGAAGTTTGAAACCTTTGAAGGTTTCATCTCCTTTCTACTTGATAGCAACGTCTTGCTTGATATTATTGTAACACATGCTTGTCGAACTCGCCGAAGGGGGAGTCGTTGTCGAACCATTCAACCGGTAAATCTGGCATATCTAAAATTATTTCTGGGTATTTAAAGGCACAGTTATCACAATAATAGTCCCCTTTAATGCGCGTCATAGTTGTTGTAAAGTCACGAGTCTTGCAGTCGTGGCAAAGTTGCGTTAAATTCATAATTCCTCCTAAATAAAAAGCCCACCTTAGTGGACTGTGAGGCTTACCAGCGAAGCATGTACGTATCGTTGCCACGTCGTTCAACGATAACGTTAATTTCTAGCAAGTTCTTCAACTCACGTTCAACTACCTTGCCTTCGCGGGTTTGCGTGATTAACAAGTCGTAGTTACCCTTGCTTGCTTCCTCTTCGATATGGAACAACAAATTGTCAAACTCTTGCTTTTGAGTTTGGATCAAGTCGTTCATTAGTTGCTTGTTCGTGTTGTTTGCAATTTTGCGAAAATTCTTTACCATGCTGTGCCCCTTAGTTCATAGGTGTTGAAGGGCCAGTAATTGTGTGAGGGAATGACAACGTCTTATATCCCGTCACAGGGTCAACTTCGTGCTTAATTTCAGTTACGCTTGGGGCGGTTGATGTTGTGGCCCAATCTGCCGGCTCTTTAAGCGCTGGCTGTTGCGCAACTTCGATCTTTGCAAGCGCCTCAGCAACCTTGCGAGCAACGATTTCATCAACTGTTTCAGTCTTTGGTGTCTCTTCTGGGGTTGACTTATTGCCGACTGGCGTGTGTAATGCAGTTACACGCGTTACAATTAGTTCAAACTTAGACTTGTTGCGGGTTGTGAATTGGAAATTACCAATAACTTCAATTTCGTCACCGACAGACATTGACGTTGCTGGGTATTGCTCAGCGAGGGTCCCTAAGAAAGCAAGCGGAATAATTGTCGTTCCGTTATCCTCTACCTTAACCAAAGCATAAACTGAGCTTCCTTTACGTGACTTGACCACGGAAATGATTTCCCCGGCGATTGACATAAGTGCTTGATGTTCCATTTGAATTTGTTGAGCGCCCAATGTATAGAATAAGCAAAAACAGAGAGCGCTCTCTCCTAAAGATTTATGTGCTTATCCCTTGCTACAAACTATATGATACTAGCAAAAGAGACCCCTGTCAAGGGAAAACATAAGCTCTTGCTCGTGTTCTCGCAATTCAAGGAGTCTCAAAGAAAGGTAAATTTATTTTTGTGGAGTGGTTGAGAACAGGGATAACCCTGTTCGATACGCGCCTAGTAACGTTTCGGCTTGCGCCTCAGTTACTTCCCAGAACTCTGGGCCGAAGGCGTGTTGACCGTCAACTTTGCAGTCCCAGTTACACCGTTCTTAGCAGTTGCAGTAATGTTGGCTACTTCACCGCCAACAGCCTCAGCAGAAACAGTTGCCAATCCGTTAGCGTCAATGGTTACTAGCGCTTGATCACTAGACCATGTAACGGCTTGGCCAGCCTCGGCGGGGTCCACCTTAGCACTGAATTGCTTTGTTGCTCCCGCGTCAGCGGTTGCGTTTGCTGGTGTTACCGTTACCCCTGTTGGGACGGGTCCACAGGTGTCTCCGCAGAAACCAAAGCAACGGCGTTCACGAATGAAGACCATGAAACACGTTGCTTAGCGTGGAACGTAACGTTTACATAACGGCCTTCTGGGTTGACGGCAGAAGTCAAGTAAGGCTTAAACACGTCGTAAACTTGCAAAGCGTTTACGTCGGCAACAACGGCCTTGATACGCTTACCGTCGAACAACATAGTTGCGTCAGTTGGAGCAGTTCCGTCGGCCTTAGCGCGGGCAACCGTTCCCTTTGCAACCGTGTCGTTTACCTTGAATTGCTCTGGGTCCAACGTTCCGTTTTGCAAGTCTTCGGCAGTAACCTTGTGGTCAGTCGTGTAGACGTATGCAGAAGGGAAGTAGTCCAAGATAACCATGCGGGCCTCAACCTCAACACGGTCAATTTGGAACATGTTGGCGAAGAAGTCAACGTTCAAGATATTCTTCATCTCGTATGGAATGAAGATACGCAAGTCGTCCTTATCCGTTTGCAACAAACGTCCTGGCAAACTAGCGCCATACGTCTTGTTGAATGAACGTGAAGGGAATTGCATACCGTCAACAATGTTCATAAGTTGCGTTTGGAACTTCTTAGCAGTTTCAGCGTCCTTAACGTCCTCGACCTCAATAGCAGTAATCGCGTTACCTGCCAAGGCTTGCGTGAACAAGTTCTTCATAGTAAAGAACTCGTTGTAGTTGTTACCGTTTGACATTGCCTTAATGATACGATCGGCCATTGCATTTACCGGATCAGCACCCGTAAATGCTTCTTGGATAACCGTGTTTTGGATTGACTCCTTGTAAATAACGTCACGTGTTGCCGTGTGATAGATAGCCTTGACACGAGTCTCCGTGTCTGACATCTTGTACAAGTTCGTCTCCGCAACTGCTGGGTTGAAGATACGCTCTTCTGAGGCGTCAACAGCAATTTCTTGCAAGATAGCTCCGGCATTCATAATTCCGCGCTTGAATTGAGCCAATGGGTTTGCGATTGAGGCTTCGTGGATAATCACCCCACCTACTCGGTTAATCAATGAAGACAACCACTTGTTAGCTACATCAGGGTTTGAGGCCAATGCTTGACCAATACCTGCGAATGACTTTTGTCCGGCTTCCGCCATAGGAATTGAGTCACGATATGGCAATTCAACACCGTCACGAACCAAGTTCAAGGTTGTTTGGGCTGAGAATTGCTCTGTGTCAAAAACAGACATAATATTTCTCCTTTGTGTTTTGCAGTGCTTAATTACTGCTTCTTTTATTGTATGTCATTATTGTAGCACAAAAGAAAAGACCCCTCGGAGGGGGTCTGAATGGAGGTGATTTGAACGCGATTGAAGGGGTGTTCAACTTACAGGAAAGTGATTAAATGGAAGCTGACTCGGTTCCTAGCCCCCTACATTGTAGGGTCTAAACCTTGATCCCGCAGTGAATTTAGGTACTCTTGGGCGCCTTGAACGGAGTCTTCAAAACCTGTATCTTCCTCAACAACAGGTACAACGGCAGTTTCGTAGGCAACGCGCGTCGTGTTTGCTTGAATGATTGCAAGTTGGTACTTTTCGTAGAGAGTGTCCGCGCGAGTAAGTTCACCCTTGACAAAATCAATTCCCTTGATCACTTCGCGAATGTACTTAATCAAAACTTGAATGCCGTCAAAGTATTCTTTGTATTCATTGTCAGAGTCGGGCGTCACCATGCCGGCGAGTTGCTGTAATTTACCTTCAAAATCGTACAAATGTTGGATTTGCTCAGGGATTTCCAGTGTAATATCTTCGTTATTGTACATTGTTATTCAATTCCTCCAGGTACTTTAATGCGTTATCTACGGTATCAGTCTTTTCCTCACGCTCCTTTTGGTTTAGACGTTCGTTAATGTGGCTGTTAGCGTACTCACGGTTGACGCGAGTCAACTCAGCACGACTGTCGTCATAACGCTTGATTGCCTTACGATTTAGGTTGACCAGTTCATCAATTCCGTCGTGAAGTTCACTGAAATTGCGTGAAATTTCGTTCTTTAGGGCTGTGATTGCCGGAATGTCAAGGTCCTCATCATCAGGAAGTGTGCCTAGCATGACTGATAGGATTTCCTCCGCGTTAATATGCGACTTCTCGAACAAGATTTGCGGAATGTCGCGATTTAATTTTGCCATTGTGTTTCTCCTTTATATTTTATGAACTAAGCATAGCAAAAGAAAAGCCACCTGTCAATAGGTGGCTAAAGAATGTTCTAATGGATTTTTCCAATTAAGTTTATTTTGTTGTTGAGCTATTGAACTTCTTTCTGATGAATTGTTAGCCAGCGTATGGGCCTTGCATAAATCCGATTACATCTTCTGTCATCGTGTTAGCTGATCCGCCACCAATTCCTTGGTCTGAGGCGCCGTTGTAACCTCCTGGAATTTGGTGAAAACCAAACTCCAAACCTGCTTGGGCTTCTGGAACATTACCAGCTTGAACGTCGTCAACACGTGGCATTTCGATTGTCTCTTGTGTCATGTCTGAGTCAGTTGATGTATCTTCAACGTCACCGTAAGTTTCGACTTCCGTCGTCTCCGCTGGTGCGGTTACTTCTACTTCTACTTGCTTAGTAGCAGTTTCGGGGGCTTGTACACCCTCTGTCTTCTTCTCTTCGTCCATTATTAGACTCCTTTTCTTTTGGTATGAATTTATTGTAGCATAAAAAAAGAAGGGGTACAAGACCCCTTCAATGCGCATTAACTTTTGTTAGTATGTTTTTTTTTGTTAGTCTGTCAAACCAAACAATGAAGCTGGGTTGAATGAGTCACGGTATTCAACGGCATTTGCGTCTTGAACCATGATAGCTTGCAAAGCCCAGGCGTCCTTGTAACCCTTTTGGGTTGCTTGCAAGAACTTCATTGCTACTTGAACCTTAGTGCCTTCAACAAAGTCACCTTCTGGCTCGAATTCTTCCCCAGTAGCACCGTCAACGAATGACAAGAACTTACCCTTTGAAGTTGCGTCGAACAAAATAGCTCCTGGAGTTGCCTCGGCCTTAGATGTGTAAACCTTGCCAGCCAATGCTTCGGCGTCTTCTGGTGTTGCACCAGGTCCAGCTACGAATTGTGGATCCTTCATTGTCAACTTGTAAATCATGTTACCGAAGTTGTCTTCACGTTGCTTCTTGATTTGTGAGTAAGTAACCGTTCCTGATACCAATACTACCTTGTTGTTTGCGTTAGCCATAATTGACCGTCCTTTCTTTTGCCCAACCTAAGTTGGTGTAGCCACTCCATTTGAATTTTATTATTTTGATTTGGTGATCAACACCTCAGCTACAAGATTAAGTATAAATCATGCTGTTTTATTTGTCAACAGCTTATTTAATCTTAATTTTGAAACGTTGTTGTTGTTGAGAAGTACCTCAGCTACAAGATTAAGTATAAGTCATGTTGATTTTAATGTCAACAACTAATTTATTTTAATTTTGAAGCCGTTGGTGATGTATCACCTGACTACAAGAATTAGTATAGCAAAGAAAAAAGAGGGCGTCAACCCTCTTTGGAAATTTAATTCACTATTTAATGTAATATTGCTTGACTGGCTCCACGTTGCGGACGCTCCATTGTGAGAAGAATAAGCCGATCACATCATTACTTAGATATAAAATGTAAACAGTGAACAATACGAAGTTCGCGTCACCTTGCATTGCGGTGATAAACCATAGACCTGCTGACATTAACCCTTGTAACGTCCACATGACGTACTGTGAGGCATACTTCTTCAACATTAGGTATGCTCCGGTGAACCCGATAGAAGCACTAAACGCGTCAATAAACGGGCGTGGTGATCCGAAATGTGAGTCAATAACAAACATAAGGACGAATGAAATCGCCCATACTGCGAGCCCTCCCCACAAACCTGCCGTGTCCAGTAGGCGGACCTTGGTTTGTTGCCATTTATTACCTTGAATAATAACCGGCAGGTCAAGAGCCAAAATGTAACCAACTTGCATGAATATATCAGCAAAGTTGTGGGAGTGGAATGCTACGGCACTAATCATCAGGGCCGAGATGAAGCCGAGTAGTCCGTTAATGCGCTTTCCGTTCGTGATTGCCAACGTGGAAGTGAAACCGATAAGCCCACCAAGCCATGATAGAAGTGACCAAACGTCGATAGCCCCTAGAAAAGCAATGAATGTCAGCATGATTGATCCAACAGTCCAGAGAACGCGTGTTTGAGGGGTCCAATCCGCGAGCCCGTCCTTGTAATATTGAAGCGTGAAAAGTTCCTTGATATTAGATAACATTGTTATCCTCCTTTTGTTTAATGACATTAGTATAACCACCAATCGAAAATTTGTCAAATAAAGCAAAAGACCCGCGCGAGCGAGCCTTTTTAGTCGATTGGGCAAGCATTGGAGACTAATCACCAACCTTCGCAGTTGAATAACGGTACAGGGCCTCGGTCAAGAGGTTGATTTCCTGATTTGGGACACGTTGCGACGAGTCATGCGTAAAACGCACAAGTCAATGCCACCCTGTGCCTTTATTATATCACATTCCTTGGACCGAACCGATCAGCTTGTTGATAGGTCCACGGAACTTCTCGCGAATAACTGGTGAACTAAAGTATAGACGATTGTCCTTAGCGTTTGCAATTAGGCGCGTATATGCTTGTGCTTTTGGACTCGTGTAGTCCGCGTCGTGGGCGTCTTCCCATGTTAAGGCTAAAGTTATACCCGTATTGTTGTACTTATCGCTAACAATGAAAATAGGCTCATTGCGCTCCTTCCAAACACCGTACACTTTACCTTCAAGTATAATGCTCCACTTAAAGATAGAAGTCGTCTTTAATGGACGCACAAAGTCTTGTGTGTTGTTGGTGAAGTTGTTATTCAAGGCGTAGTCTTCATACTCAGTTCCTTTAACGAGTCGTGAGAAGGCCGATCCGTCGTCAATGTCACGAACCTTGTCAGGGGCAAAGTGAACTAGAATTGAGTCGTCCTTGTATAATCCGTACTCCTTAGTCATGTCAGGGTCAATGCCAAAGGCTTCAAAATAAGGGTTGTACAGCGAAGTTGCGTTGGCCATTAGCACTAATTTAACATCAGGCGTCAAACGAGCGATTGAGTCGTACAAATTGATGAGCAAAATAGGCTCATTCTTTAAATAACGTTGATTTGAGTTCGCTTCAATAAGAAACTCATCATACAAAATCTTCTTAACATTTGTGTATTCAATAGACTTGATACGATTAAACATGCTCAAAGGCCCATACCAACCAATCGTTTGCCACTTGTTAGTGTTGTGTTGCTCCTCATCTCCGTTGTCTGGCATTTTCTCGCGGTATTGGAACTCTCCGATCGGAAGTCCTTTTTCTCTAAATTCGTATTTTTGCCATTTTGGATTGTCGGCGATTACTTTGTCAAAGAAACCACGGACGGCCACCTGAATATCATCCGCGTAACGTCGCGCATAAAAGAAACGCTCTCCTGTTTTAAAATAACGATTTAAAAAATGCTTCTTGGTGGAATAAGATTTACCAACCCCACGCGCACCGATAACCATGTACATTAAAACCTTGTCCGAATATAGGCTGAGTGTCTTCGTTACATTGTAAAATTTTATATCTTTATTTGTCATGGTTTATAAACCTTTCATATTGTTTATTTCAATCATAGCACAAATAAAAAGCCCTATATGGAGGGCTTTCTTGGTATAATATAAGTAGGTTACATTGCTAATTCCATGTTAGTTGCTTGGCCTGCTTCAACGACTACTTCTGATTGGATTTCTCCACCTTGTTCATCTAATCGAGGAGGTACAACTGTTTTTGTAACCTCAATTAGAGTAAGACCCGTTGGAGTGCGTCGCTTGGCGAGACCTTTAAATGACAGCCCGAAGTCCATTTTCTCGAACTTACCCTCGTCAGTTGGGTCCAACTCCTCGAATGCTTGCTCGGACATTCCTGCGTGAGCGAAGTGAACACCTCGAATGGGCTTGTTAAGCATGTCTTCAAATGTCGTCTCATAAGTGATTGGATCGTTACCCCCGAAGGCCTTCTGAACACCCCCGTGCATTTTTCGGTTGATCAGCTTATACGTTGCATAAACGTTCTCTAGCTTCAAACCATGAAAACGGTTAGAAGGGGTTGCGTGAGCGTCATACTCACGAAGTAAGTTATACAGGTGATCCAGCTCTTCCTGATTTGAAATTAAAATCTTCCCAGAGTCGGTATCGAGTTGTAATGTCTTATATAGGCCCATTTTGTTCGTGAAAGTCATCATTCTTGTCCGAGCTAAAGCAGTTAGGTTAGAAACGTAATTGACGTTGTATCGTTCAACGTCATACGGATTTACCTCTTCACGATATACGTCAGAGTAGAATGAGAAGTTCTCTTCGTTAGTGATGTTTTGGCCAAACTTACCAGTCAAACCGTTCATGAACAACTTAACCATTTGCTTCTTTGCGCCCTTTGAAACAAGTTTCTCGTCTCCGAGCATATTGAAATAGTCAGCTAGAACTGATTGCATTTCGTCGTCAGTCTCATGAAGGAACATTGTTGCGTCGTCCCATTCAGCCCATTCAACGTTCTCAATGAAGTATTTTGCGTCAACTTCAACAAATGTCTTTGTCTCTAATTCTCCCTCCCAGTATACCTTAGTATTGGCATATTGCGAAGCGGATAAGACGTTACTGTGCACGTCGTCAGCAAACTTGAAGCGGAGGTTCTCAAATGATACTAAACGAAACCAGTCTTCGTATTTATTGAAAATATTCCTTAATTGGTCCATTGTGGCGATACTCTCGATCATTTCTGGCTCAGTCGGCTTAGGGAACTTTGCCGCTGGAGAGGTTGCTACCGACGGGTACATTGAAACGAAGTCAAACTGAACAATTACTTTCATTCTATCTAAATATTGGGGCGCATATAACAATGCCTCATAATGGTGAGAAGGGGAACCTGTCAGCCCACCATAATAAGCCGGCCTTGCAACGTTATCCAGATAACCAATCATTGTTTTGTCGTCAACAGTACCATAAAATAGGCGTTCAGTCAATTCTTTGTTATCAATTCCTAGTTTTTCCATTGCGAAATTCTTAAAATTCTTTAATGAAAGAGACGATGATGTCATTGCGTCAAAGTAATTTGCAATTTGGAACTCGAATAGCAATGCTGTTAGGCGTGCGTCCTGTGTGACATAGCCTTCGTCGTGAATATCATATTCCTTTTTGTGCTCGCCAAGGATTGCACTGGCTTGATCTTCCAGTTTACCCGTAAAGACGTTGTTTGTGTCTCGGATTTGCCAAATTGTGAGTTCTTTACTATCAGGGTGATTCAAAATTGAATACGTCCCACCATAGAGACGCCCGTTGTTTGTTAATAAATATGAATGGTTTGGCTTCTGGTTCCACGGCTTAACATCTTTTACAGTGTTCGTCCGTAAATCGTGAAATTGTGAAATGTCAAACATTGCGTTGTGGCCAACTAGGTAAAAGTTGATTTCCTCTGGATTATCTTGCCCATGTAATTTGATAGCCTGGTTTTGCCACTTCCTGAGCCGGTTTCTCAACCAATTATTCTCCTTTATCCAATCATGCAGGGCAGGGGTGAAGTCTGATAAGTCATTCATTCCCGGAATATCTGAACGTGTGTAAACAGCAAATTCTGTCATTTCGCTTAACAGCATTCCAGGCTCAATGACCCGATCGAATACCTCAGCTTCGTCACGTGATAATGGGTGCGCCTTCGGATCGTACTTGATTGGTTGGTTCTCAATATCTAATCCAACAATTACATAAGCCATTTGTTTCTCCTTTAAATGCGATTGATTGCAAAATAATGTTGTACAGCGGTATCTACGGTATCATCAAGCAAATTGTAAGCGCTATTGTTTTGATTCGGGTCTGGATAACCGTATGCGCCAGGGTGACTCTTTAATTCTGAGTCTACCTCATTTTTGATCGCCAGTAAAGCCAGGTTTAATTGTTCAGACGTTGGAAATTGACCGTAACGGGATTTGAACTCGTTGCGCAGGTAAATAACAAAATCTCCCTTAATAACATTCATAGCCGTTAAAAAGTCCCCGTTTGAACGTGCCCGCTCAGCAAATGACAATTCTAATATTTTCTTTGACAAACGGTTCTTTTTGCGGTCTTGCTTGACTAATTCCTTATATTTGTCATTGACCTTCTTATTCTTTTTGGCTGACTTTGGCTTTTTGATACGCACGTCTTTTAGGACTTTACTTGCAAAGTCTTCCTGCGTCTTCTTAATCTGAGCTTGTGTACGCTTAGCGCGTGCCTTTTGTGTCTTTGACAAAGCCTTTTGCTTAACCTCGAACTCAATAGGGGCCTTGATAACTTTACCCTTAGTCGGCTTCGTGTTCTTAATTTGTTCATACAACTTCTTTTGATATGAACGCTTTTGTGTCGTTGATAGACCGTTTCCCTCAAAGTTGTCATTCAACTCACGGTAAGCCTTACGAATATTTGACTCACTGGCCTTAATCGCTGAGGCAGGGGCACCAATCTTACGGAGGTGACGACGTGCCTCCCGTAGTGACTCTTGTTCGTACACAAATGCTTTACTTCGTGCTACCATTTTGTTTCTCCTTTTTCGTCTTGTTGACAAGTCTGTTTTTAAAACGTTTGCCTTCCTCTAATGTACCATAAAGTGGCCCAAACATGTCCTCCCACATTGACCGCATTGCCTTTTTAGGCGACTTGTGTATGTCCTTTAGGTACTCTGCGACGAATACCTCTAGCTCATTTAAATCCGATCCCTCGTAACCAACATTCTGAGAAAGTAGGCTGACATACCAGTCTGAAAAAGCGGTGTTCGCAATGTGCATGTTCCACATTTTGATCGTGGGGGTTGCAAAATACTCCGGTTTGTTGTAATCAACAAAATATTGAAGCGCATAATCTATAAACGGGGGTCTTCCGTCACGTAATTCCTGTAAAGAAGAAGGCTTCATAAACCGCTTTGTGGACGTTTTAACAACCCCGTGCCTGTTCACCCAGAAACCTGGCATAAGAGGCGTGGGTAAGTAAGGTCCGCCTGTGTCGAGGTATGATTTTACCTGTTCGAGCCATAACTCTTGCTGAGTAAGGTGCTTCGCAGTTGATATGTGTTCATCAATAGTGGGGAAGACGATACGTTTCAACTTCTTTTGAGACATTCTCTCCTTTTTTCCTTCTTTATTGTAAATCGAATACCCGTCTTTGTAGGTGTACGACAAAGGAGCATTGGACTTATCGAAAAGAACAATCGACTTATCTATCGGATCAATCGTGTAACTGTATTCCTCATAAGGAGCTGGTAACGGAATTGCAGTATCAAACATATTCAATTACCCTCCTTGGGAACTAGTTACTAAATGTTAGGAAACTTTTCTTTGAGAAATTTAATCATCTCCTCGGCGTCTTTTTCGGTTGCGTAATTCACAACGAACTTCTTAGCCAAATATTTTGCGTCGGCTTTCTTCTGGGCTTCTGAGCGCATAAATTTTTACCTCCTTATCATGATATTTTTATTTTACACCGTATCGTGAGACTAATCAAGCCATTCTACCGAAAAGGTGCCGGTAGGGTTTGCCACGCTTGGTTCGGTACAATATTTATATTCAGGGA